GGGGATTGCCAAGTCTGACCCACACCAATCGCTTGTTCCGCAATCACCTGCGACAACCGCTGCCCCGAAACTTGCCCGAATACCGTGCTGGCGGCATCTTCGGCTTGGGTTTGGGTGAGATTGACAATGCCAAGCATCGTCTGCACCTGTTCAACCGTTAAATCTTGGGGTGCACCCGTTCCTGCGGTCACGCGGCCTTTCAGTGTCGCAGTTTCCACGTTTGTCAGCTTGGCATTTGTCACCGAACCATCTTCGAACAACGTGACCCAGCCATTATTCGCATTATTGCGATGCTTCAAAATACCCGGCGAAACAGATGTGTCAAACCAGAGCATTCCCGCAGCGGTCGCCGTTGGTGCAGTGGCTCCGGAGTTCGTGCTTTGCAAGGCCGCAATGATTGTATTCAAATTCACACGAAATGTGGCTCCAGGCACGTTGCCAAGAGAGAAGCTGTTTGTTTGTGCCATCAGGCTACCTCATCTGCATAAAGCCGCAGTCGAGTGACTGCTGGTGTGAAACTATTGTCTGTGCTCGAGAGAAGGGCGCGGGACTGAATACCTCGCGCAGTTATTTCAGTATTGTCTACGCGGCTCCAGTTATTCCAAACCGGAGCGACTGCGGGATCGTCAGATGTCACACGCGCCTCTATCACCACGTCAACCTCACCGCCGTCGACCCCGTCAAACGCAGACCATTGATCGATATTGTTTTCGCGTTCGTCGATCAAATCGAATACGTCTACAGCGGTCAGCTCAATATCACTGCGGAGCCGAACTGATTTAATAGACCCAAGATCCAGCCCAGAGGCAAAGTTGTAGATCCCCGCAGAGCGCAGCCCGCCTATCGTGTCAAAATCCAATCTCAGAGCACCGTTCACCACCACTGTGCCGTCTTTAGTGCCAGAATAAACGCTGTCAGCTTGAAGGAACCCGACCGATGAAAAAGCGACCACCTGTGCGCCAGTAGTGTTGACAAACACAGCGGGACCAAGCCGCCCACCACTGTCTTGTGCGCGTAGAATATAAGTTCCTGGCTTGAGTGGCAGGGCCGTGTTCGTTTGCGCGCCGTTCGCACGCTCCATACTAACTGAACCAGACCACGTCGTTTCATTTGAAATCGTGTGTCGGATCACGATTGCGCCGCCGATCCTTACGTCAAGGTCGGCGTGTAAATCCCATTTGATGATGGCCAAGCCGCCCGCAGCTTGAAGAGTAACACCCGTGACTGCGACAGGCTCTGCTCCCAGCGCATAAATCTCCTGAGTGATCGTGAACCACGGCGACGAAACACCAAGGACACTGACTGCCTTTACCCGAAACTCTTGGATGCCTGGATCAACGTCGAATACCTCGAACATAAGGTCGCTCGTGCGTCCCCGCTCGATCCATTCCCCGCCCGCTGGTTTCATCGCCACAATGTATTCGTTCACAAACCCACTAGTAGAAGCAATCCAATCAAACCGAGCCAACGCCTTGACGCCGCCACCATCTCGGGTCGCATAAAGCGACTCTGTAATCACCAGCGCACCGGGGGCTGGAATGTCAAAGGCGCTCGGCAAATTCGTGCGTGGAGCAGCGGCATAAACCGAAGCCTCTGACGCATCCCAATCGTAGACCAGAGGCGACGTTTCGCGGAGCACGAGGTCGGGGACCAGTTCAGGTTGATCGTCTCTCGACAATTCCAGATTTAGACTCTTGACTTCGAATGGTTTTGCAGATATTCCCCACCTAGTATAATTTAGAAGAACTGTTCCACCGACGGAAACTTTCCAAGCAGACAGCTTTCCTTTTATGCTGACAGTCATTTGTCTGCGAATAGACTCTAGTTCTATCCTAGCAAGCCTTTGAGCCATGCTTGCAGAGATAGTGAATGGTAAAGAGATATCATACCACGACTTTTCTCCACCATCTTCGGAAAGATAAACAGAACTCTCATAAGCTGGAAAATCATCTACCTGCCAATCATTCTCAGGGCTGATAAAAGTTCCTCGAACAGCATTAGCATTGTCTGATCTGGAAACTCGTGTTTCCAGCGATATTCCACCTGCTCTAATATCATGCTCATCAAGAGTTACAGTCGGTATGCGATAAGCCCCTGCGCGGATGCGCCATGCTCCACCAAGCCAAGCGGCAGAACCTGCCATAGATCCAAGCATTGCTTCAATGATAGTTTTCGGTGTCTCCGCTAGGGTCATCATTCCGTTGCAGGTATATCTCTTTTCTGTTCCTCCTCCTGGAACGGATACATTTTCATCACAGATATTTGCAGCCTCGATGAGACTAGGTGTATGTATACCATCAGCAGCACCAATTTCAGCACCAATTCCAAAAATACCCAGAGACATGTAATCAGCTACACAAAGCGCAGAGTTCACACTGTAACCACGAACACCTGATCTAGGATCTAGAATGTCGTCCTTACCTTCAATGTTTACACTTACATTAGGAATTCCATTAGGAAACACATTTACGTCGTAAGTCAATCGCAGGAAAATTGCCGCGCATCCACTCAACCTATGAGAAGAAGTCCAATTAGAATCGTTAAAAGAGAATGCTGTTTGATTTGGTAATCCACGTCGTTTATCAAAGGTAAGAAAACCTACATATTTACTTTGAATGACTCCATCTTCATCAACAGCTAATTTATCGTCAAAATAAATTGCGCCGATTTTGTTTACTCTATGTCCTGCAAGAACAATAACCATATCAAGAATTTTTCTATTCGGTGCGTTGATGTAGATAATATTCCCGCCTTTACGAACTCTTCCATATACCAAATCTCTTGGAGAAGCTGCGGCCCTCACTGTTACTGTTCTATCTCGAAGTTCAGGTCCTTTGGGTTTAGGCATCAAAGCTCGAGTCGCAAGACCCAGAAGAACGCTTGCTCCTACGTTAAGAAGCAAGGATCCCATTATACCAAGACCAGCAGCCCAAGTGGTGACAGCCGTGAAAGCGGCACCGACAGCAGCAAAAACAGGAGCGAGAAATGGCATTATACTTTCCAAGCCTTAGAACAAGTTTCTGTTGGAAGTGAAGTCCATCCTGAGGGCAACAAAAATAGAGAGTCAGATCCTATGCAAATCCCTAACGCACGCTCTTCACCACCGATTACCATGTCTCCTCTTTGGGCGAAAAGAACATTAGGTAACGGAAGACCCAAGATCGAAAGCGCAAGATCTTCGACAGTTTTACATTTTAGCTTACGAAGCATTTTCGCAGCCCCAGCTTCTGTTTTATATTTTCCTCTCCAAATTGAAGCAGAGTCTTCATCGGTCAAAACGAATCTCACATCGAATGACCAAGTTGCACAATCATGAACACCCCATTGAAAAGGCTCTTTACGGGCTTTCTCAATAGCTTCAACCAGAAATAATTCCCAACCTTGAACTCTGACCACTATCCTCTCCCCCATGTAATAGTTTTATCTTGTATGGTGGTTACGAATTCAAAACTCGGATCTCCAGGGTTGAGAACTTTTTGATTTTCATTAGTGTATCTGAATTCTCTCGGAGACATCAAATCAATCAATCTACTTTCATAGGAAATGCTGATTATGCAATTTTCACCATCATCAAGTATTGTCGGGACATCGAGTCTACCAACAAAAATCTCTACTGGATCTCCGTTCATAGTGAAATCTGAATTGAGAACAGCGAGATAAATCCTTCCTATCTTACCTTGCTCGGCGTCGTTTATGCACGCAGACACTAGATCTGAAGGAATTCCACTCAAATAAATGGTGCATCCGTTCGCTACCACAGATAGACTTTCTTGAATATTATCAAATCCGAAAAGAGTTCCAGCACCCGTATAAGTGTTTCCTTGATACTGAATAGTTCCAACACCACTCCATATTCTTAGAAAACCAGATGAGAATTCAAGTTCCACCAAGAGAGCCAGCAAAGCGTTTCCGTTGCTGTTTATTGCCGTGTTGATAGCCGCTGGAAGATCTCTGCTCATGTGCGTCCTATGAATTTACAATAATTTAGCACGGAAGTAATCAGGAAACAAGTCTATTGCTTTGAGATTACAATTTCTCTATAGCTGAGAATGAGAAATTGTATCTAACTGGTGCCATGATATTAGAAGGAACGGATCCCATCAAATTCAAAGTTATCACTGGTTCTTTTATTTCAACAACTGCATTATCAGTCGGAGAAACTCTCAGATTGGGAACGAAAGTAAGAGTTGCTGATCCAGAAGTATTTGTGACATCTTCTGTAAGTTGATAAAGATTATGACTAGATCCATTATTCAAAGAGAAGAAATCTCCAGCTATCAGCTCGTTAGAACTCCAACCATCAGTCACGAGAGTGTTGCCAGTTTGATTAGCCCCATTTACAAGCACGACACTGACAACATCTTTATTCTGAATTGATGGATCTTTGAATTGAAAGCTGTTGACCGAACCACCCAAGCGAGAAAAGAAAGCTGAAAGTCTTTTCGCGATAATTCCTTGAGTTGTGGCTAACTCGATTTCATATCTCCATTGTCTACCTCCCCAGTCCTGGGTTTGGAATGAAAGAGTAAATGGAGATTGTATCAAAGAAGAAGAAGCATATAGCTCTCTACTCAGACTTTTAATTCCTTCATATGGAAGTTCGAGTGACATCATGAACCTCTCTTAGAAGCTGATCTTCCAGCAGCTACGGATTGTTTTACGATTGACGGAGTGGCTCTTTGAATTGCAACTACGATTTGCTCTGCAACACCTTGCTGAGCACCTCTGGCATCAATCGTGCCAATAGTCAGTCCGGAGCCGCCAGAGTTGTTTCTTTGGGCAGCTTGTTGACCCGGAGTCAATATGTCAACCCTTTCGTCAGGACGTTTGTTAAACGCAACCAGTTGAGAGTCTGTTGAACCTGGACCAGTTGGCAAGATAGATCCACCAGTAGCAAAACTCGGCAAGATAGATCCACCCTGATTGAACCCAACAGGAATTCCCATAAACCCACCAAGTAAGTTCATCAACAGTCTCTGTGCCGCCAGCTTGAGCAGTTGAGCAAACAACTCTCCGAAGAATTGACGGATATTGAATTTGCCAGTCTTGGCAAATTCCACGATAGCGTCTGAGGCATTATTCGCTGCGCCGACAACCCAATCTCCAAGGGCTTCCCCAAATTGACCTGTGGACTGGATTGCACTAGCGATGGCAGCACGGAACCCACCACCAAGAGTTTCAGAAGCTCGGTCAGCAGCGATTTGTGTTTCTCTCAACCTTGTGTTGTATTGAGCAAGATTGATAGCGCCTTGGGCAAACAAATCATTGAGTGCAGACTGAGTGAGTTTAAGCGTTTCTTGAGGACCGAGCACGTCTTGGAGAATTTCTCCTTGGATCTTGCTGATTTCAATAAGACGAGTTGCTGTCGATATCTGCTCTTTTTCAGTAGTGGTTAACTCACGTTTGAGTGCTTTCTCAACAGACAAGATATTATTCGTGATTTCCTTCTGGAGACCCCACTGTCGCTCCAGATCAATTCTCCGTTGTAATGCTGCAAGTTCTTCCGCGAAATCAGCTGAATTTCCACCACCAGAACCAGAACCGGCTGGATCACCTGATGCTGGATCAGCACCTGGAGGAGTTGGAACATCTGTGACAATTCCTGCCTCTAACTCAGCAGCCGCGAGATTCGCACGCGCACGCTCAATGACTGCATCGCCAAAACCAGCAAGAACATTCTCTATTCTAGTCGATTCAAGAGAAGAAGTGAAAGCATCAGTGAAAGCATCGGCTGCACTTTGACCACCTTCACCTAAATTGGTTCTAAGATCAGAGAAATCTGCTAGGTCTATTTCGTCAAGGGCGGAAAGCCCAAGGATATCGCCAACTCTTGTCCCTGCGAGACCATTGAGTGCTCTAATGATAGAGTTAATCGCATTAATGCCTATGTTGGCGAGGTTCTCAAACCCCGTGACGAATATATCAACTAGAGCATCAATCGCAACACCAGCAGCGGCAGGCAGTGAACCCCAAGCTGCATTTATACCAGCTATGACACCGATCATCACCCTTGGAAGGAAAGTTATGATGTTGATGACGTTTTTGATAGTTTCGCCTACGATGGACAAAATAGTAGAGAAAGCGGTTCTGAAAGCCTTCATAATAAAAGTGAGAGCAGTCCCAAACGCATCTCTCATAAAATCTGTAACTGGTGAGATGAATTCCATGATAAGTTGGAACGCTGCGATTGTTGCATCCTTTAGACCAACCACACCATCCTCAGTTACCTTGATACGATTACCAAAGGTGAATATTGCCGCGGTAGCAAGAGCAATACTGATGACTAGCGCACCAATGGGATTTGCCACAAGAATTGCGAATAGTGCTGAGACCGCCCCAGCAGCCAACCGAGCAGCGCCAGCCAATAAGGGGAACCTAGCACTTAGACGCGCCAAGATGCCACTGCGGGCCGCATCAGCCGCCGCAGCGCGGGCAGCAGCCGCCGCCGCCGCATTGTCAGCCGCTATGCTCGCGGTTCTGGCTGCGGTCAGACTACTGGTAAGTCCAAGATTAACTCGCTCTGCGTTTGCAAGACGAATACTTGCCGCAGTCAGTCGATCACGAGCCGCTGCGTTTGCAATGAATTTACCAGTAAGAAGATCACGAGCACGACCATTCTGGAAAGCCGCTGTCGCTGAGGCATATTCCAACCGAGCAGAAACAACTTGAGCGGCTGATCTTGTGTTGATAGCTGCGAGGTTCGTTATTTGTGCTCGGGTGTTTGCTGCCGTGATTGCAGTGGAGGCTGCTTGTGACGTTGCGTAACTTGCTTGAATTGCACGAAGACGAGCAAGAGCACCACCAGCGATTTTCAACTTTACGGCGAACATAGCAATTGAGGCCAACATACTAGCTGTGAAGACTGCCGCCCCTGCGATAGCAGCAGTAGCCAATGCGAATGTTAATATGTCCAATCCTTTTGAAAGATTATCGATAGCCAAGGCAACTCTTAGACTAGCATTAAAAGTATCTTCAAAGTTGTCCAGGAGACGAGCGAAACGGCTTCTCAGGTTTTCAATAGCTTGAGAAATGGTGATGTCTGTCTCGGCGAACAATCGGTCAACATTGTCTTTACCAGCTTCAATCGCTCTGAACGTAATTTCAGAGGTCAGCTTACCAGCTGAACCGAGTGCTCGCAGAGTGCCTCTTGTGAATTGTTCAGTGGTGAGCAGACCAGCCCTTGCTAGAGCATTCAGATCTTCAATCTGTCTTTGCGTTCCTGTGCTCAACTGGTTCGTATCGTTCAAGAAATTAACGATCATGTCAGCAACAAACGGAAGTTGCTCAAGAACAGAACGAAGTTCGTCACCAGACAGACGGTCAGAGGCAAGACCTTGTCCAAGCTGGATCAGTGCTGCGTTTGCTTCTCGGGCTGATGCACCAGAGAGAATAGAAGCTTTTGTCAATGTCTCAGTCACATCAAGAACCTGCTGCTGACCTACGCCAAGTTGACGAGTTGAAAGCGCAATTCTGCTGTAAACGTCGGCCGTTGCCTGCCAGTTGCTTCTTGATCTGATTGCAACATCAAGTAGTCTCTCTTGAACAGCTTCCAGATTAGCAGTGCTGGAAGAAGTCAATAGGAGACGGTTCTCAACTTCTGTAAGAGCATCAACATACCCAACAAGACCACGAACAATTCCCGCACCACCCAAGACGAATAGAGCACGCTTGAGCAGAAAAATACCACGAGTCGCTCGGTCAGCAGCCATACCCATATCGTCGATACGTCGCTTGATAACTCGAGCACCTTGTTCAACGAATCGAACAGTGACTGTTTCAGTAACCATTGTTAGTCCCTCTGGTGATCAACGAAGAGACGAAAGCCACGGACCGATGCCCGCGCCTCTGAACTGGCGAGTTGTAGTGCTCCAGGAAGAAGAGACTTGTCGATGTAATCTACGTTGTTACTGAGAAAGATCCCAATTTTTAGACCAACACCAGAGATGCCTCGAACCGAATTGATACGAGTCACACCAGCCGATATCGCTGCGTGAGCATTGGCTCTTTCGCCCATACCATCACCATTCGCCTTTGATCCTTTGGGATAAGGATTGTAAGGACTGATGACTGCTGAGGTAGGCGCACCAATGCCGACTCTCCAGTTAGAGCGAGATTTACCAGTGTCTGCTTTTGTCTGGAGGACAAGAGCCCTGAGACCAGTTTTTGCAGTGCGACGAACCAAAGCAGATGCCGAGTTCTCAAACTGTCTACCACGTCGGCGAATGCTCTTTGAGAACTGAAGGGTCGGCATTACTTGGATTTCCTCGCTTGATATTTCAAATAGGATTTATCGAGTTCTCCTACGTGAAAGTGCATCGCCTCTTTCTGTTCGTCATCTAGTTCCTTCACTTGACCATATTGCTCGATGGCGAGCCACGATATAGGTCCGAGTTGAAAACCGATCTGCCTTGTCGAATTGAGTTCAAGAAACCCTAGATAGTATAACTCAAGTCCGGGCCAAATACTAGGGGCATTTTCAATGCGACTAGGTATTGGCAGGCCACTCCTGACGGCCTGCTTTATGATCTGATCTTCAATATGTCCTTGTTCCATCTGATATTCAAGGACACTTATGAGTTTCCCGAGTCTTCCTCGAGTTCGGCTTTCCGAAAGTTGGAAATTGAGTTGGCCTGCTCTTGGATATCGATAAAGAGGTTCGGCAATGCCACGAATGCGTCCCGAACATTTTCGTAGTTCATCGGCAGCACTTCACCCTCGCGAGACTCGATGCCCTTGATCAACTTCTTGTTGATCATCACTTCCCAGTCCAAAACAACTGTCTTGGCATAGATGTCGGACATGATAGAGATAGAACGCTCATTAGACAACGCACCAGCTTGCATCGCTTTGCGAACAGGCTTGAGAGCTTTCTCGGCATATTTCACATACTTCTTATTACCCTGAGTAGCAGAGGCAATCTTCACACGGAAATCACCATAATCCAACCAGATGCCGCTTGTTTCGAGATCTTCGTCTGTCTCGAATACGTCATACATTCCCATCTAAGATATTCCTTATGTTATGTTGATGAGCGGCTCTTCCCCGCTCAGGGGCGTTATTTCAGCCCGTGCCTTGAAGATTATGCCGCAGCGGTTGGGACATAATCAAAGTAGGTGATCAGGGCCGTGTGGTCCAGATCTGTGGAGACGTCCTGACCAGAAGAAGCGTCCGTGGACAGAGGCAGAGTGATAGGTGCATCAATTTCAACGTTGAGACGGCCATCGCCCAAAGAGATCAACGGTAAATCAAAGATCATGGCCGTGTTGTCTTTGACGAACGAAATGT